ATGCTGGCAGGTGCCTCGCTGGCCAAGTAAACCACCAGTCCGGGATCGGTCTTGCGACCGTAGCAGTCCTCTCCGGTAGCGATCGCCGTTGCCACTGATAGCGCCCAGAAGGTCTTTCCGGAGTTGCTGTCGCCGTACACAACCACCGAGCTGCCAATGGTCATCAAGCCTTCGACCAGCTCGTCGGGTGCCTCGTAGTCGGTGCCGAGCTGGTCACCAAACACCACCTGCAGTTTGTCAATCACGGCTGTGCCGGTTTGCTGTACCAGAAGACCTACCAAATCGTGCCCAGCTTGTGCATAATCATTGGCGTCCATGCCCTCGATAGGTGGGATAATCACCCTGGCCCCGAACTTCGCGCTGGCTTGGTCGGCATACTTTTGCCCGACGCCATGCTTGTCATGGTCTGCGACGATCACAATATCCTGAGCTGCTCCGAACATTTCGCGCAAACTGCCAGTTACTGGCACCAAGCTGCTGGCACTGAATGCAGCCACGCAGGGCCGCCCGGTTGTTTCGTGAATGGTAGCTGCGGTGGCAAACCCTTCGGCCACATAAAGCACGCCAGGCTCATCCAGTGAGCCTACCATCCAAAATTTCCCACCGGCCTCGCCGCCGGGATGGTACAGCTTGCCCTTTTCGTTGTCGATGTATTGCAGAGTGCAGAGCTGGCCATCCTTGTCAAACAGGGGCACGATCAGCCTGCCATCGCCTGTGATGCGTGCGCCGTGGGGCTGGATGCCTTTGCGTGCCAAGTAGGGATGGTCTTGATGTGCAGCTTGGGCTTGGCTCCAGATTGTCTCGACCGTGTTGGCTGCGACTTCGTGCTGCTTTTCCAAGGCCGCATCACGCATTGCCTTGGCCTCAGTAACGCGCCTTGCATGAGCCATTTCCTCAATGGCTGTGAGCTTGCGTCCTACATCACAGCGCCAGACATGATCGATGCCAATGCGCCAGCATCCAAAGCGTCCGGATGGAACGCCATCTGGGTAGGCGATATACCAGCCAGATTTATCGTAACCCTTGCTGCCCTTGGTTCCACTGTTGAATCGATGCATCTTGCCATCGATCTCAATGGGCTTTTCTGGCTTTGCAAGCCCCGCATCAAGGATGGCATTGAGGAGCTGGGTCTCTGGATCATCAACCCTCTTCTCAGGTGGTGGAGACCAAGGACCGCCAAGGATGTTTGAGAGGTCAGCCATTAACTGGCTCCCGATCTGCCCTCAGTGTCCCTTCGGTCTTCACCTCCAGCTCATACTGCCTGCCCATTGGTGGAGTCTCGCCCCAGGTGTAGATCACCTGCGGCCAAATTCCCAACGCATCAGCCAGCTTTTTGGTGCTGCCGTAGTAGTCGATTGCCTCTTGCGTTTTCATCATCCGTCCTTTCAAAATAATTTTTCGCGGGGTGTTGACATCTTAACCGGAAAATATGATACAGTGCAACCACTGCGCGAACGGAATCACCCAAAGGCGCAGCAACCAAAAAGGAGTGCCAACATGGCAATCAACGTGAAGACCACCGGCAGCCTAGCTGCCAACGGTGTGAAAGTCCTGGTCTATGGCCAGGCAGGGGCTGGAAAGACCAGTCTCATCAAGACGCTGCCCAGCCCCATTGTGCTGAGTGCAGAGGGTGGCCTGCTGTCCATCCAGGATGCCGACCTGCCGTTCATTGAGATCACCTCAATGACCGAGCTGCAGGAGGCATACACCTGGCTGACCAGCAGCGAGGAGGCCAAGGCCTACAAATCGGTGGCACTGGACAGCATCAGCGAGATCGCTGAGGTCTGCCTGAACACCGAGAAGAAAGCCACCAAAGACCCAAGGCAGGCCTACGGTGCGATGCAGGAGCAGATGGCCGACATCATTCGTGCCTTCCGCGATCTGCCTGGCCGCCATGTGTACATGAGCGCCAAGCTGGAGAAAACGCAGGATGAGATGGGACGGGTTCTGTACTCGCCATCGATGCCTGGCAACAAAACAGGCCAGGCACTGCCTTACTTCTTCGACGAAGTGCTGGCACTGCGTGTCGAGAAGGATGGCGATGGCAATACCCAGCGTGCACTGATGTGCGACAGCGATGGCCTCTGGCTGGCCAAGGATCGCAGCGGAAAGCTGGATGCCTGGGAGGCACCAGACCTGAGCGCAGTCATTGCAAAGATCGGAGGCAAAGCATGATGAACGCCGACCTGAAAGCACTCAGCGCAGACTGGCTGCGCTACAAGACCGAAGAGGGCAATGCCACGGCTGAGCGCCGCAAGATCGAGGACAAGATCGTCAAGTTGCTGGCCTTAGCTGAGAACTTCGAGGGAACTGAGACTGCGGAGCCAGAAGGGTTTGTTGTCAAGATCGCTGGCCGCATTGACCGTAAGGTCGATAGCGACAAGCTGCAAGAGCTGGCCGCCGAGCATGGCCTGACCGAACATCTGGCACGCCTGTTTCGCTGGACGCCAGAGATCAACATGACGCTTTGGAAGGCTGCAGACGAGACCATCACTCGCCCACTGGCAGACGCAATCACGGCCAAGGCTGGCCGCCCATCTTTCAAAATCACCATCAAGGAGTAAATCATCATGGCTTTTCTTGGACAAACCTTTGACGCAAACGAACTGCCGCAAGGCAACGGTGGAAGCTATGCACCGTTGCCTGAAGGCAACTACAACGCCAACATCACGCAGGCCGAGCTGAAGGACACCAACGATGGCACCGGCCAATACATCAAGATTCGCCTTGACATCACAGGCCCAAGCCATCAGGGACGAGTTGTGTTCTCGAACTTGAACATCAAGAACGCCAACGCGAAGGCCGAGGAAATTGGCCGCCAGCAACTGGGGGACATCATGCGAGCGATTGGCTTGTCGAAGGTGACTGACACCGACCAGTTGATCGGCAGCAGCGTCAACATCAAGCTGGCAATTCGTGCTGCACGCACGGATGAGAAGACTGGCAAGACCTACGAGGCCAGCAACGATGTCAAGGGTTATCGGGCAATCAATGGTGGAACAGCGCCAGCATTCAAGCCAGCCGCACCTGCAGCAGCACCTGCCGCCCAGGCAGCACCAGCCAAGGCAGCACCGCCCTGGCTGAAGAAGTAAGCAAGAAAAAGCCCCAGGGACCGAGAGGCACCTGGGGCAATGTGGCAACTACAGGAAGGAGACGGGAACCATGAAGATACCCGAAGCAAATCATAGCATCCAGGGGCTGATTGACAAAGCACATGAGGCCAAGGCTGAGGTGCCCAGGCCGCACATGGGCTGCAGCCAGCTTGGCCATGTGTGCGACAGGTGGCTGTGGCTGAGCTTTCGCTGGGCTGTGCAGCCCAAGTTTCCTGGCCGAGTACTGCGCCTGTTTCGCAGGGGCCAGATGGAAGAGGAAACCATTGTCAGTGATCTGCGAGCCATCGGCATGGATGTGCGCAGCACAGGCAGCGCACAGAGCCGTGTAGACCTTGGATGCCATGTCTCAGGCAGCCTGGACGCCATCATTGAGTCAGGAGTGCCTGAAGCGCCGAAGAAGCGCCATGTGGCTGAGTTCAAGACGCACAGCAAGAAGTCATTTGATGACCTGGTGAAACAAGGCGTCGAGAAGTCCAAGCCCGAGCATTTTGTGCAGATGCAACTTTACATGCACGGCACCAAGATTGATCGTGCCTTTTACCTGGCTGTCTGCAAGGACGATGACTACATCCATACCGAGCGTGTGCGCTACGACAAAGAGGTGGCCGAGAAGTACATCCAGCGAGGCCACAGGCTGGCCACAGATGATCGGATGCCGCCTCCCATCAGCACAGACCCGAGCTGGCATCACTGCAAGTTCTGCGCCGCGCACGAGTTCTGCCACAGTACCAAGACCACCAAGCATGTGAACTGCCGCACCTGTGCGCATAGCACGGCCACCAAGGCCAGCGAGTGGCACTGTGCCAAGTGGGATGCTGTGATCCCGGTGGATGCCCAGCGCACTGGATGTGAAGGACATGTCCTACATCCTGATCTGGTGGCCTGGCAGCGCAAGGACGGGCCAGATGAGTGGACGGCTGTTTATGAGATCAATGGCACGAATGTGGCCAATGGCGATCCTGAGCAAGAAGGCGTTTTCAGCTCCAAGGAGTTGCTTGCCAATGCTGCTGCCTGTGCGGATAAGGGCTGGACGCAACTGCATGACCTGCGCAAGCAGTTTGGTGGAAGGATTGTGGGATGACCAGAGAAGAAATCACACGCTTGGCCCGTGAGGCTGGTTTTGTGGGCTTTGATGGAGATAACGGGTCACTGCGACGCTTCGCCGCCCTTGTCGCTGACGCAGAGGCAAAGCGAATGCACGCTGAAGGCATGGTGACTGTCGGCCATATGCGTGAGCAGATCGCAGCCGAGCGCAACAAGCTGGCGCAATGGATGATTGATCGCGGCTACGCCACCGGCCACGGTGACACGACCGAAGACCTGCTGCAAGAGCTGGAGTGGCAGATTGCCGAGAACTGGACGAGGGGGATGGTCAATGGCGTGCAAGCCGAGCGCGAGGCGTGTGCGAAGGTGTGTGATCGCATGGTGATGTATGGCCCAGTGGCTGAAGTTCAGCAGCGGTACAACAAAGCATATGCCGATTGTAGAGACGCCATCAGAGCAAGGGGGCAAGATGCTGCGTGACTACCAACAGCGAACCATCGACCAGCTTTATGCCTGGTTCGAGGCAGGCCATGCAGGCAACCCTTGCCTTGTACTGCCCACCGGATCAGGCAAGAGCCACATCGTGGCCGCGCTGTGTAAGGACGCGCTGCAGAACTGGCCAGAGACCGTGGTGCTGATGCTGACCCATGTCAAGGAGCTGATTGAGCAGAATGCCGAGAAGATGCGCCAGCACTGGCCAGGTGCGCCGATGGGCATCTACAGCGCCAGCATTGGCAAGAAGCAGCTCGGGGAGCCGATCACCTTTGCAGGCATTCAGTCGGTGCGGAGCAAGGCCAAGGAGCTGGGCCATATCGATCTGGTCATCATTGACGAGTGCCACCTGGTCAACCACAAAGACGAGGGTGGATACCGCAAGCTGCTGGGCGAGCTGAAGGCCATCAACCCTGCGCTGCGGGTGGTGGGGCTTACAGCCAGCCCTTACAGGCTAGGTCATGGCCTCATCACTGACAAACCTGCGCTGTTTGATGCGTTGATTGAACCAACCAGCATCGAGGAGCTGGTGTTCAAGGGGTATCTGTCAACCTTGCGCAGCAAGGTCACCAAGGCCAAGCTGGACACCACTGGCGTCCACAAGCGTGGCGGGGAGTTCATCGAGTCCGAGCTGCAGGCCGCTGTTGACACCGACGACAACAATCAGCGGGTGGTGCGCGAGATCATTGATCTGGCAGGAGATCGCAAGGCCTGGCTGGTGTTTTGCACAGGCGTCAAGCACGCACAGCATGTAGCCGAAGTCCTACGCCAGCAAGGCGTGACCGCTGAGTGCGTGACGGGTGAAACTCCGAAGAAGGAACGCGAGCGAATGCTGACAGAGTTCAAGGCTGGCCGCCTACGCGCCTTGACAAACGCCAACGTGCTGACCACTGGGTTTGACTACCCTGACATCGACCTGATTGCTATGCTGCGCCCAACTATGTCGGCCAGCCTGTATGTCCAGATGGCAGGCCGAGGCATGAGGGTCAAGAGTCACACCGATCATTGCCTGGTACTGGATTTTGCAGGGGTAGTGGCCACACATGGTCCGATCACCGCAGTGCAGCCGCCAAAGAAGGCAGGCGATGGCAATGGAGAAGCGCCGGTCAAGGTCTGCGACAACTGCGGTGAGCTGTGCGCCATCTCTGTGGCCGTCTGCCCTGCCTGCCTGCATCCATTCCCTGAGCCTGAGCGCAAGAAGCTGGAGCTGCGTAACGATGACATCATGGGCCTGGAAGGCAAAGACCTTGAGGTGACAAGCTGGAACTGGCGCAGGCACATCAGCAAGGCCAGTGGCAAGGAGATGTTGTCCTGCACCTACTATGGCAGCCTGTCCGACAAGCCCATCACCGAGTACCTGCCGGTGCTGCATGATGGCTATGCTGGAGAGCGTGCGATGCAGCAACTCTTCAAGATGGCCAACTCGTCAGGCGCACATCTGTCCGAGG